GTAGGATCCCAATATACGAAAGAGCTTCAATAAATCCACGTTCTTTATCAAAAGATTTTAGATTTTCCATATCCATCCTATGCTTATAATATTCACCTGGTTTTCCAGGGATTGGATATTTTAATTTCTCCTCCTCTTTAACTTTAATTGCTTTAGTAGCAGCCCATGACCAATTCTCAATATTACTACCATTTACAAATATCATCCCTAATTCTGGTTGGTTTACTGTATTGGGGATCCAATATTGATCATTTTTATCTTTATATACTAAATCTTTATACAATTCAGGGAGTGACATTAATTGTTGTTCCCAATATTCTTCCCCATCTTTCATTAATGAGTTTGATATAAAACCACAACCATAACAAACATAATTAGTAATTTTTTCATTTACTTCTTGTTTATAACAAGCATCAGAACCACATTTAGGGCATATTATTAATCCATCCATTATACTTTTTTTAATTTAGGTAATTTTAATTTAGGTAATTCTAATTTTACCTCTTCTGGTAGGTTTATATTATTATTTAGTATTTCATTTATATTTGCTTTCATATTTTCAAAAGCAAAATAAGTTCTACTAAAATAACCTTGTCTCTTTCCTTTTACTAACCAACTTTTATAATTATTATACATTTCTTTATAAGATCTATTTATTTCTATAGGGTTAGGCTGAAACCATTGAGATTCTTTAAGTAAAATGTTACCCATCCCTGCAGAAGGGTGGACATTAGTTAAAGTACCTTGTAATAATAATGTAAAGTCATTTTGTAAAAAATCTAATTGTCCAGACCACCCAGAACATATTATTGGTTTATTTGTTAAACTAAATTCTAATAAAGGTCTACCAAATCCTTCTCCTCTGGTGTGAGAAACCATAGCTTTTACTTTTGGATGATTATACAATTCATTCATTTCTTGATTTGTAAAATCCCCATGTAACACATAAATATTAGGTAAATTACCATTACAAGTTTTACGTATACTATTTAATTTATTTAATATCTCTCTTCTATCCATGTAAGATGAATTAACTGTAGATGTTTTTAATATTAATGCTGGTTTTATCTTTTGGTTTTTAAATGTTTCATAAAAAGACTTAACAGTAATTCCTATGTTTTTTCTATCTTCACCTAAATTACCATTCATCCAATGTCCAACTGATAGGAAAGAAAATTTTTCAGGAATTGAATTTAAATCTGATAGTAAATTTAATTCAGTAAATTCATTATTTTTAATAGGTTTATATATATCTAAATCTATTCCTTCTAATAATACTTCTATAGGTTTAGTTAACTCAATAATACCTGACTTTTGGTTGGTTTTTTTATCTACTCTTTCAAATTTTGATTGTAAAAATACCTGTTTTGAATGTTCAGATGAAACTATATTAAGATCCATTCTATTACATCCTTCTACCCATTCAGCAGGACATAAAGTAGTTTCAACCCCAGCTGTAAATCCTATGTTAAAATCTCCTACTTTTTGAAATTCATTTGGGACTGTAATTTGAGCCCAAATATTAGGTTTTGATGTTAGTTGTTGTATTATATGTTTTTCTAAAAATTCCCATTCAGGGTTGTTTTTTATAAACCCAAAAGAACAATTTCCCCATCTTTGTGGTAATATTTTAACATCATATTTATTTAACTCTATAATTGATTTAACTAAATCTCTTGATCTTGCCCCATAACCACTATATGTGTCAATTGGGCAACTTATAATAAATGTATTTTTCATTTAATAAACTAATTTATGTGGTAATATTCTTGCTTCATAATCTGTGTCATTTAAAAATTCATATTTTTTTCTTGGTTTCCAAGTTGAAAATAATTCTTCTAACCCATCTATAACTCTATCAGACATATTTTCAGATGTAAATCCTGCTTCTTTACTGCGAGCCCAATCATAACCTTTTTTTCCAATAGATTTTCTTTCTTCTTTTGACATTTTATATAATTTCATAATTTGATCTACAACATCATTAATATTATGATGATCATCAAATATATATGGAGTTGGAGGAGAACCAACTAAAGTAGATGCTGAAATGTAAACAGGTAATGCCCACTCTCCATGTTTTTTGTATTTTCCATGATGGTTAGAAGGGAACTCATCATTAAATTCAATCCAATCTCCATTTTCATCTTCAAAACGCATTTGATCTTGCATACCTCCTGTAACAGCAGCTATAAATGGTGTTCCTGTAAGCATAGCTTCAGTTAATGATAATCCCCATCCTTCTGCATTAGATAACTGTATTACTCCATCAGCTGAATTATATAATAAATTCATTTCTTCTGTTGTTAATTTATGTTCAAATATTTTTACATTACAAATTTCAGGATTACAAAAATATTCTACTACAGCTCTTAAATCAGTACCATGTTCAAATACAGCTTCAGTTTTTAATGTAAGTTGACAATTTTTAGCCTCTTCAGGAGTAAGTTGGTCTATAAATAATTTATAAGCCATTATAATATTAGGTATTTGTTTTCTTCTAATATTTCTTGAATTAAAAATTAAATGAAAGTTATTATCAGAATCAAGTTGTATATTCTTTTTAAAATTTAATAATTCTTTATCATTATTATCTAAAATCTCAAATTTTTGAGAATTTAAACCATGAGGAACATATTTAAATATTTTATTTTTTCCTTTATCTCCCAAAACTAATTTATTAATATTAACAGTTTGTTTAGATATACCCATTAATAGATCACAAGACTCATAAAATTCTTTATTATACATTGGAGCAGGATAATTATCCCAAATATTAAGATAAGATATTGGGATTTTACTTCTTATTTCATTTTCAGCATGAAACAACCAAGCAAAATATCTTGGATCTGTTATTAACATTATAGCATCTGGATTTTCTCTTCCAATTACTGCCCTTAATAAATTTATATCTCCATACCCTTTAGTAGGATATAAAAAACAATGAGGATCAGGAACATTAGGAACTTGCTTTCCAATTTCATTAGATAAATCAATAATTTTACCTTCATCAGGATGTTCAACAGCTCCTGCCATTTGAACCCAATTATATTTATGTGATGTATTAAAAACAATTTCTCTACCTATTTGAGCAACACCAGAATGAACTCTAATATCATCTGTGATAAGGAGAATTTTTTTTCTGTCTTCTTTTTTAATATAACCTTCTTTCATTTTTATTTATTGATTAATTTCTAAATTATTATGATTATGTATTTTCTTTCTAAAATCTTCATCTGTAAGATATAAATGAATAGCTCTATCAGATAATTTCTGAAATGAGAATTTACGTCTTACACACTCAATTTTAAAATTTTCAAATAAATTACTTTTTACTTTTACACTTGTAAGTGTCATGTTTTTTTTATCAGCCATAGCTTTAATTATTGGTTTATATTTGTCTATACGTATATGTGGATTATGAATTTTTGCCAAGGACATTACATAATTTGTCATCCTCTTTAAAAGGACAAAAGGTGCAATTCCATTTCGACGGTCTTGGAATGTGAAATGTTTCTTTGTATCCTGTATAGTTAAATGCTTCATTAATAAATTCATTTAAAATTTTAGTTGCTTTGTTAGTTTTATTCTTTCCAGAAGCTGGTGAGAATATTTGTATTCGTTTTTGAGGATATTCCCCATCTTCATATACTTTTCTTCTAACAATTAGGAACTCAATATCAATACTCTTTTCTGCTAATCCAAACTGTTCTGCAAAGAATTTTTTATATAAAACTAACTGGAAATGTTTTTCTTCATCCTTTTTAGCATATTTATTCCATCCCTTAGTACTTGTTTTAATGTCGATTATTTGGAAGGTATCTGTGGGTTCATGGTACATTACAACATCTAAGAAGCCATTGTATATAACGTTTTTATACGCGTTATTAGGCATAACTGATATAGGTATCTCACAACCAACTAAATGCCATCCTTTTTTACTAAAATACTTACCTTTATGTCTTTTAAAATATCTTAATATTTGAATCCCATCATCATAAAATTCTCTTATTTCTTCTGATGTACTAAAATGTTGGTTATTATTTTTTTTATATTGTATAAGATATTCTTCTCTTAGTTTTTCTTCTAATAATTCTTCTATATTTTCTCTATCAGCAGCAGCACCACTTTTTTCATACATTATATCTAAATAATATTGTATTACTTCATGAAATGCAGTTCCAAATACAGTATGAATACTAGGAGAATGTTTTTTATGTCCTTCTTTATATTGAAGAGCCCACTTTTGGGGACAACTTCTAAACATTGAAAGTTGAGAGTAAGAAATATTTTTCTGATAACCATAATTAATAGGTTCAGGTTTATAATTTCTTATTATTTTTACAATTGGGGGTATTTTTTTAGCCAAAACATTATTTTTTCCACTTATTTCTTCCTACTAATAATCCAATAATACCGTAATTAGCTATATCCATAAAAGTATCTTCCATACCTTCACCTTGAACAAATGCTCTACCATTTAATAATAGATTTTTTAACCTACTAATTTTATCAGTTAATCTAATAGCTAAACCTGTTAATGAAAATTTTTTATCATTATCATCATGTAAAATATCTCCCCCTAAAGCTATATTATTTAACCCATAATCCATATGTTTAGCAGCAAACATAGTATACATTTCCATTCCTATCTTTTTATACTCTTCAGATAATTCTGGGTATTCAGTTTCAAATAATTCTACTATTTGGTCTTTATGAATTTTTTCCATAATGTCTATTTAGGGTTTCTAAAACGTCTTCAGCTTCAGCTAAGGCTCTAACTGCTTCCTCTGCATTATTATAGAAATCACTTGTTGAATGATCACCTATACCTGCAGGATTTTTTGTTAATAATTCTAATGTTAATAATGCTCTTTCTCTTTGGGCTTCAAAAGTTTTTTCAAGCATTTTTATAACTCTGTATTGTGCCATTTTTATATTTTTTTAAGTAATTGTTTTTGTTCTTTAATCTCTACTCCTAATTTATCAAAAATGTATTTGATATCACTCTTATCCATTAATGTAATATATTTATTTGCTTCCTCCAAACTACATTCATAATATTTCGCAATATATTGCTTTATTTCTTTGGGTGAAGTTTTTACCTTAGATTTCATATACCTTAAAAACATTTTCTTTTTAGGTAACATTTCACAATAAAAATTATAAATACCTTTTTTATCTGTGGGATGGAACCTTTGTGCTATATTAGCAATATCTATGTACCCTTCATACATTGATACAAATCTATGTACCATATAGGCATTAAAGTTCTCCCAAGATTTTTCCTCAAAACTATTAGTGCTAGATTTTTTATAAGTTAAATGTTCTAGCCACTCAAAGATATTTTTAGGAGTTAATAAGGACATCCTTATATTCTTCTCTTAATTCTTTAGGAAGTGAGTCTTCTAAAATTTTACCAGTTTCAGGATCATAAAATACTGGAATAGGCATAACAGCATCAGAATCTGTTCCTGTTACAAATTTAGATACTTTACGTAATAAAGCTCCTTGTTGCCAAATTCTACCTCCACCTTCAGTTTCAATTGGAGTTGTGTTTTTTAAATCAATGTTAGGTTGTTGTTGCGGTTGCATAATTAATAATTTTAAATAATATTTGGTTTAATTGTTTCTATAATTTTAGACATTAAAGCCATACAATTTACTTCTTTGTCTATTCTAAAATTTGATTGGTATGAATACTCATTTATATAATATGCTATCATACCTTCCTTTCCAGGAGCATATTCATTACTTTTATCATAAAGATAACGATAAAATCCTTCAAAATCACTTACATTTGAATCAGCAATAATTTGTCTAATTGTTCTCCAATTAGGTTTTTTATTATTTAATTCAGTAAGTACTTTATCCATATAATTACTTTCTACTAATGTAGTTTCATCTAATTTAATTGTGTTATTTACCGTAGATACCTGTATAGTATTAAGCATTTTACGCACATCAGGGTAGTTGTTATTTACAATAGTTTCTAAATCACTTACACTATGTTTAATACTTTCCTTATTTGTAACTTTCATTAGATGGTTAATAATATCTAATTTATTAGGTGGGATTATTTTTAATGTTTGACATCTTGATTGTAAAGGATCAATAATACGTTCTAAATAATTGCAAGTTAGTATAAATCTAGTTGAACGTGAAAATGTTTCAATTACATTTCTTAATGATGCTTGAGCCATTATAGTAAGGAAATCAGCTTCATCTAAAATTACTATTTTTAAAGATTTAAAGGACATAGTACTAGCAAATCCTGATACTTTATCTCTAATGGTTTCAATACCCCTTTCATCAGAAGCATTAATATATAACAAATCACAATCAATATTTTTAGCTATTAATTTGGCTAAAGTTGTTTTACCAGTACCTGCTGGACCATAAAATAATAAATTTTGGATATCATTTTGTGATATGTAATCTTTAATTGTAGATTTAATATTTTCATTTCCTACATAATTATCTATATTAGTAGGTCTATATTTTTCAACTAGTAAACTATGATTTTTCATATTGTAAATATAATAACTTTTATTGTGGATTCCAAACTATCTGCCTTGTCTAAATTCTCCATACATACTAAATTCCTTAGGTTTTTCTTCAGGTACTTCATATTGATGGGTTTCAATAGCATATAATTTACTATCTAAAGGAGATAATCTAAACTCACAAGGTTTACCTGTAGATTTAAAATGAGCTTCTAAAGTATCAGTTAAAGATTCATGTACTACTTTTTTCTTATCATCTACTAAAGTCCACTTGTCTCCAGGTGGTACTCTAGTAGCAATAAGCTTATTATGTTCAGTTTCTTTTATTTCCATATTACATTCCCATCATCATTGAAGGATCCATTTGTGGTT